GAAACTCCACTAGCAAATGGTGGAACTCTCCACCATCCCTTCTTCTTAGCAATTGCATACCAACAATAACGTAAATACAAGGAATTCACAAGACTGTTAATAACAACTGTCAAAGGATGTCCAGATGGATTTGATCCCATGAATTGAACCAACGTTCCAAAATAATCATAAGTGGGATAAGAAATCTCAGTGGCAATGCCACGCATAATAGTGAGATCATCCTCATCATAATTTCCACTCCTCTCTGCTAACCAAATCAAAAGTTTAAAAGCAAAAAGCATAAATTGAGGGCTCATACGTTCATCAAATTTACCATAATCACCAGCAATAGCTCGATCCCAACCATGTTTGCCAATATGTTCAAATAATTCTGTCCATTCTGGTGATTGAACAACCGTTCCAACAGCACATTCAGTAATTGTCTTATTCCTCTGCACCAAAGCAGCAAGAGTAAGAAAATATTTACGAACCAACATGACGAAAGGCATGTTTGCAGCTGCAAATACACGCACTTTATCTTTACTCATTTTAGTTGGTTCATCCTTCAATGAAGCTTTAAAGATGGTATTGATTGACTTACCAGCCAATAATTGTTTTTCCATCTTTTCAATTTCCTCCAAAATCATAGGATCAACATCACGCGGGCATGAAATGCCTTCAACTTTGCGATCAGACTTTTCTACAAATTGCGTCTTAGGTCCTTTACCAGGAAAACCAACCGAAGTTGAAAAATTCATAGCATTAATACCCAAAACACCATCCAAGCCAGCAAGATTAGCATCATCACTGATTTTTCCAACCTTAGCTAACTCTTCATCTGGAATAGACATTAAACGTGTTTCAAAATCTGAATAAGCTTGTTGCATTATCTTGGAATCAAACTTAGTAGCAGTATCAACTTTGCCACTCATATTCAATACCTTGTGCCTACGAGCACCCATTTGTTTAGGTTTGTCATGCTTCTTTTCAATCTGCATGATATCCTTTACAAAAGGTGATATTGTAGATGTAACAACAGAACTTGAAGTACTGCCTTTATTTTGTTGAGAATGAGCACCATGAATACGAATCTTGGAATTCAATTCCAGATCCATTGTTGGGCACTTCTCATGCGGTGCAGTCAAAGGTCCAAATTCAATACCCATACTATTAGTTTCAAGCGGAGTAGCTGAATGAGAAATCAAAATACCTGGTCTCTCTGAAAGAGATTCAATAGCGTGATAAAGTTGCCCACGAGTTAAAACTCCAGCAGCTCCAACATTGTCTCTTCCAGCTAAATGATGACCAGCAATAAAAGGCATACCATCAACTTGTCCAACTAATGTTGCCATACATAAACCACCAAAAGTTGTTTCAGGAAAACTATATTTGTATCCTTGAAAAAATCCTCCAGCGGTTGTGACAACACGTGACCTAATTGCAGTCATACTTGGGTATCTGACTAACTCTCCATCTTTATTGAAAATTGTAAAAGCATTCACTTTTTTCCCCTCATCAATATCTTTGGGGTAATACTCAACAATATCACGATGTAATCCAGCACCAGGACACCACCATACCGAAAAATCAGTACCAGGAATTTTTATAGCTACCTTATCATCTAATGGCATATTCTCGAAAGTGTGTCCACCAATTTTAGTCAGTGTGACATACTCAGTTTGAGATGTAACCATATGATTAGGCAACAACAAAACATTGCTTTGTAACGGTACAACATTGCAAAACTCGCCACTTTCCTTGACAACAATCATTAGTCTGTTACCAATTAATTTAACGAAATTTTCGCATGTTATTGTTCGAGATTTCTCACTAATACCAGCATCTCCAAATTGATATTGACGCTCACGAGAATGAGTATCCCAAAACTCAGTATCTTTTTGCCATGACTTAGCATCTGGTTGTAAGGCAATAGGAGTAGCAGCTTGTGCGGTAGGCAAAACTTTCCACCGACGAGCTAACTCAACCAAAACTTTCCAAATGCCAATAGAAATCAAGAAATACACAATTTTCATCTTTGTA